TGTCCTCACTGATTGCCTTGCCCGCCCTGAAGAACGCCCGAATGATTTCGGGGTGATTGCCCAGGCCGGACTCGTTCAGCAGCGTGCGCAGCTCAGGGGTGCCGAACGTGTCGAGGGCGCGCTTGGCGACGGCGAGGTTCTCGGTCAGCTTGTCGCCGCCGAACTCCTTGTCGCCTCTTGCACCTTCGACCCATTGGGCTTTCGCCTGGGTCAGGACCTCGGCATGACGTCCGGCGATCACCGGGCCCATCTTGTCGAGAACCTTCTGCGCAGCCTCCTGGGTCAGGTTCAGTTCCTTGGCGACTTCCGAGAATGCCGTGGTCCCGTTGGCATCCAGTTGGATGCCTTCGGGCAGCTTGAACTCGTACTTCTCAGGCGCGCCCTGGGGCTTGGCCTGGTCGCCGGGTGCCTGACCACCATCGCCGGCTTTGGCCGGGTCGGTGTTCTGTCCCTGGGCAGCTTGCTGCTGGTTCGACGCATCGAGCGCCGCCACCTGGTCAGCCGCTGCTGCGACTGCTTGGGTGGATGCGCCAGCGGCGTCTTGCGATGCGTTGCCTTCAGTGGTCGTTGCGGCGTCCGTCATCAGCGATTCGGTTGTCATTAAGTTGCTCTTTCATCATCACGGGATACAGCTCAGGGCAGTGCGTGTGAATCTGCGACAGGATGCGAAGGCCCTCGTTCCTATTCCCCTCGGCGAATGCCATGTGCATCGCGTTGGTGTTGAACGAAAGCCGGAACACCCCGGCTCGATCCAGAAGGCGCCACACGACGCGGCGCCCCCGCTTGCTGCCCATGAGCCACTTGAAGTCGTTTTCCTCGTCGGTCCGAGCCAGCCGGTCGCGTGCTTTCGCATCATCCTGGGCTTTCTCCTGACCGCGAAGATCGAGCGGATCGAATGAACTCATGGCGCAAATCTATGCGTGCGCGACACAGGTACGCGCACCGCTCAGGCCCCGTACAGTGCGTCGGCCGCGTTGGTGCTCGCGGGCGCAGCGCCCACCTCGACGTCGGTGAGCTGCACCTCGACGCTCATCTCCTTGCCCTCGCCCTTGTACTCATGGCTGCTCACGGACTTAACGAACCCCTTGGCCATCACCATCATCTCGGTGCCGACATCGGGCAGCGAGGTGATGCCGAGCTTGTCCAGCTCATCCTTGCCCAGCCGGATGCACAGGCCGTAGGGGTAGTCCGGGCCGTCCGAGCCCTTGCTGATCTCGGCGTATTCCTCGCGCTCGGACTCGGCGCGCTTCATGTTGACCATTGCCATGTCCGGCTCCTATTTTTTCGGTGGGGGTTTGGGTGTCTTGCGCTTTTTGTCGTACATGGCGAGCTCCTTCATTGGTAGCCGGTGAACATGCTCATCGCGTTGGGCAAGCCTTCCTCGCCACCGCCGCCCGCCATCGCGGCGTCTTTCGCCGTGGCGGCGGCTTGGGCCATCTGCGCCTGCTGCTGCGCAGCCTGCTGCGCCTGGGCGCGGGCGTTGCGGATGAGCGCGACTTTCTCGTTCGAGACGATCAGCTCGGGGTCCACCCCCAGCATGTCCGAGTAGGCATCGGCCCACTTGTCCGAGTCGAACTTGTCGAGCACGTCGGGCTTGTACTGGGCGACGGCGCCCAGGTTGCCCACGAATCGGTCGATGCCGTTGGTGGCCACCGCACGCTGGGCCTGAGCCAGCATCGAGACGTACTGGACGTTGAGCTCGATGCCCTGCAGCTCCTCGGGTGGTGGGGGCACCAGGCCGGACTCGATCATCCGGTTGAAGGTGCGCTCGATCAGCGGGTCCAGCAGCTCGTTGTGCAAGCGTTCGAGCACCGGGCCCAGCATGAGGAGCTTCTCCTCGTGCCGCTCGGCCACCTCGGTGGCGGTCATGTTGTTCTTGGGCGCCGACGCCAGCATCAAGAACAGGTCGGTGTAGAAGGTCTGGTTGATCCGTCCCCGCACGTCCTGGATGTCCTCCAGCAAGTGGCTCAGGTCCAGGCGCACCTCGAACGCGGTCTTGATGCCGCCGCTCGGGCCGCTCATGTCCACGTAGCTCGTGCCGCCCGGCAGCATGTCGATCTCGCGGTTCTTCATGCTGGTGGGCACCTGCAGCGGAGGCTTGGTCATGTAGTCGATGGCCTGGGCCTTGCGCAGTTGCTCGTGCTGCAGTTGCTTGATGTCGCCCAGCGCCTCCATGCCAGGGCTCGATCCGTAGATGTCGCCACCCACGACCTGCCAGCGGGGCACCAGCGCCGGGAAGGTCTTGAAGCCCGACTCGCGCAGGTAGGAGTCGGTGTCCGAGCCGAGCTCGAAGTAGACCGACTTGAACGGCATGTTCAGCGCGTCGCGCTTGGACGAATCACGCTCGCGGTCGGCACGCGGTTCGATGCCGTGGACAATCGTCACCCAGGTGTCGAGCGAGCCCCGGTCGTGCAGGTTGCGCACGGTCTGACTGCACTTGTCGTAGCCGAACTCCATCACCAGCTCGGACACTGTTTTCTGGAACTCGCGGAACAGCGTCGTGACCTCGCCCCGGTAGTTCTGCGCGATGGCGTACTCGCCGGCGGTCAGGACGTGGTGGCGGATCACGTCGTCGAAGTCGTCCATCACGACGCTGGCACCCGTGCCGAACGCGCCGATCTCCTCGTACATCGAGTGCAGCGCCCGGTAGGTGTTGGACCGCTGGAAGATGTCGAGCATCCCGCGCTGCACCTGGGACAGCCACAGCTTCACGGGCGCGAAGTCCATCATGTCGGGGTCGGCGGTGGCCAGGCGGAACCACGGACGGGCGGGACTCGTGGCCCCACCCATCAGGCCCGCACCCAGCACGCGCAGTGCGCGAGTGCCGGTCGAGTCGTAGATGTTGTTGTGGCGTCGCTCGCCCTTGTTGTGGTCGGTGACGAAGTACCGGCCGGACCTGGGGAGCAGGTAGTCGCTGATCTCCTTCCAGTGGGACACGTAGGTCGATCGCTCGGTCTTGAGCGATCCCCATCGTTGGTAGAGCCGGTCGCGAGGGGTTTTGTTTTGGGTCATTGATTACGCTCCCAGCAAGGTGGCGCGACCGAGTGGCAGCGACGTCGAGCTGACGCCGCTGGTGCCAGTCAGCAAGGTGCCGGACTGGCCACTCATACCCTGGCGCTCGTTCTTGGCGATGAACGCCTCGCTGGCGGGCTTCTTCTGGTTCGCTCGGTTCCTGGCTTCTTCAGCCAGTTGGGCCTGCGCTGCAGCCTGCTCGCGCTGCTGGGCGATCATCTGCTCGTACTGTGCGGACTGCGCGGCCTGTGCCTGTGCTGCAGCTTGCGACTGCTGCGTGAGCAGCGTCTCGAACTGGTTTTGCTGGGCCAGCGCGTTTGCCGCCTGCTGCTCGGCCTGGGTTTTCAGCGTCGACTCGAACTGGCCTTGCTGCTGGGTCAGGAGCGACTGGGTTTGCAGCGCCTGCTGCTCCAGGGCGGCGCGCTGCTGATCGAGCTGCTGGCGCAGAACCTCGGTCTGGTCGGTGATAGCAGTGGCCTGGGCTTGCGCCGTCCCCTGATACCTGGACGCGGCCTCCTTTTGCGCATCGGCGGCGTCGCCCATCTTGTCTGCGACGTATACGGTGCCGGCGACGGCTGCGACGGTTGCGGTGATGGCCATCGTCAAATCTCCAATTGCTTGCTGAAAATGATGTCCTGCACGCCGTAGCCCATGCGGGGCATGATCGTCGCGAGGGGAGTGTTCTCTTTGGCGTGCCACAGCATCAGCCGGGCACCTCGGGCTTTGGCTGCGCGCTCGGTGTCGCGGATCAAGCGCATCCCGATAGAGCTCGGGCGCAGGTCCTCGCGCAGGAACAGCACGTCGTTGTTGCAGACCACCAGGTCCGCGTAGTGGATGTGCGGCCCCACGAAGCTCACCGAATACCCCACGATGTCGCCGTCGGGGTCGATGGCCGCCAGGCACAGCAGTGCGCCCTGGGCTTCGAGCTGCTCGTACCTGGCGCGGTCGGGCTTGAGGACCATGACCTCTTTGTTCTTGGCCACCTCGTCCCAGTGCGCAGCCAGCAGCGACCACATCTCGTCGATGCGCCCGGTCATGGGCATCTCGACGATGCGCACGCCGGCGGCGGGGTTCTTGGTCACGCTCGTGAGCGCAGGCACCTGGATGCCAGGCACCACCGCGTCGAAGATGATGTGAATGCGGGACGTGGCCGAGTCGTTCCTGACCTGGTGCTCGCCGCGATGGTTGAACCACCACAGCTCGCCCGGTGCCATGTGGACCGTCTCGCCGTCACAGGTGAACGTGTTGCCGGGGTCCGATGTCAGGACCAGGTGGAACCGGCTGAAGGTGCGGGCGTACTTGCCCTGGTCCTCGTGCGGGTCGATGTAGCCGCCGGGCTTGAGCTCGACGATCATCACGCGCCCCAGCGTGGTCGAGCCCAACTGGCGCAGGATCGGGGCCACCAGCGGGTAGACCGCCTCGGCGAGCTCGCCCATGCTCAGGTAGTCGACCGAGCGCAGGTCGTTGAACACCGAGTCGAGCGTGATCTCGCGGGGACCGCGCAGCCAGATGCAGCGCGTGTCGTGGTGCGGCGAGCCTGGCGCCTCCTGGCGTACCGTGATCTCGTCCCACAATTCCGGGCGTGCGTCGAGCGCGTCGAGCATGGGCCCGACGTTGATGTTCGTCAGCAGGCGGTTGAAATTGGGCATTGATCGTTTGGCGTCATCGTAGGTTCGCCAGCGGATCGTATTCACCACGGTTTGCAGTACGCGCACCGAACTGCGCCATCTGGCTGCGCGTGGCCACCGGATGCGCGAAGGTCAGCGCCAGCGCGTCGGCCAGGTCGGGCGAGCCCGAGTCGGGCAGGCGCTTCTTGATCTCGTCCTTGGACTCCAACTGGATGCGGTTCGCGGCGTCGTACTTGTAGGTCGGCGTCGCCAGCTCCAGCTTCAGGGTGTTGTCGTTGGGGATAGCCCCGCCCGACTTGACCCACTCGGCGAGCAGGAACCACATCTCGGCGCGCTTGTTCACGTACCGGATGTCGCTCGCCTTGCCCCCGAAGTTCACCTCGAACACGTCATGGCCGAGCTGGCGCAGCCGGTCGATCACGCCCGAGCCGGCACCGGCGTCGATGAACACGGCGTCGGGCGCCCAGTGCTCGATCTTCTGGGCGACGTGCCCGGCCAGCGTCATGTTGTCGATGCCCCGGAACACCAGGGGCTTCTCGGCCACCAGGCCCTGGCGGGGAAAGATCACGCTGCGGTCGTCGCCAAAGCGCGCAGGGTCCACGCCCAGGA